AGTTTAATAAAAAAATCCAAAAAAAAGGGAGCCGAAGCTCCCTTTACCAATTAATTGGATTTACGCACCTTGTGATGCAAAGACTGCTCTTGGATTTGAGAATCCGAAAGAATATCTTTCTCTAGCTTTGAATCTGACGTTGCCAGTATCAAAGTCACCTTCCATAGAAGTTGAAAGAGGAGATCTCTCGAAGTGTTTAAATCCGTCAGGACAATCTGTCATCAAGAACCATGCATCGTTATCTGTTAAGAAATGGTTAACTGAATAACCTTCTGGGACCATACCCATATTCTTAATAGCATTGATGTCATTATCTGATGTGCTAACTCTGCCTGGTGTGTTAAGCAATCTATCTGCCACAAATTGTAATTGTGGTGGAATGATTAGTTTCCTGCCTTGAAGGGCAAGAATCATGCTTTTATCATCAGTAAAAGTTGACACAGAAATGATGGCATCTTCTAACGAAGTCTCATTCAAGTCAGAGTAAGTGCTTGGTCTGTTACTTAAAGTACCGCCACCCGCTAATGGATGAGCTGTACTTACTAGAGCAACACCGTCTCCACCAGTAAAACTGGATGAGAAAGCGTTATTCAAAACAGAAGCAGCTTTTACTTGCTTTGTATGAGCCATAGATCGTGCTAGAGCTTTTGTATATCTAGCTCCTAATCTATCGTAAAGGTTATCTTCGATTGCTTCTTCAGTAAGAGCAAACGCTAACGCAATGGTTTCATGTGAGTAACGTGAAGTAAAGCCTTCGGAAGCTGAATCAAATTCAACTGAATTTCCTTCGCCTTTTACTTTAGCATTACCGAAACCAACGATCATTGTTTCCTCTTCGAAAGCACGGTCAGAAGACTCGGTTTCAAAGATTTCAGCATGTTCGTTTTCGTAACGATTGTACTCCATTCCAAACAAGGCGTTTAGACCTGGTTCTAGCTCTTTGGCTAGCTGTGCTCTGTTAATAGCCATGATTAAACCCCTGTTGTTTGAGCATAAAGATGCTCGTTAATTTTAACAATCATATTGACGTTTGTAGATAGACTTCCAGTTCCTAGAGCGTTATTCTCTGGGTCGTTAGAAAATCCAATAATTCTACATTGAGCCGTACCTGTTGCCATAGTTCCGCTAAGATCTACATTAGATCTACCATTAACGGTACTACCAGCAGCGTAAACAATGTCAGCGTTTAAGCCAACAACTGTTTGTACAACACTACCTGTTGCAGCACTTTGAATTTCAAAGGTTGCATCAGGATCGTCAACTACGAAAGCCACCGCGTCAGATGAAGCTGTTAATGTCGGCCAGAAAGGTGAAAAAACCACCTCGCCAGAAGAATTAGTAAACTTACATCCTTGAAAGACTCCCAATAATAAATCGCCAGCAGCAGCAACGGCTATGCCGCCTGTGTTGACCATTTTTACTGGATCGCCTGAAAAAATACTTCCGGTTGTTCCTGTAAGAATATCATACTCAGTAGTACCAGTGTTATTCACACTGCTTCCAAGTTTTCCTATAGGTCTTAAACCGAATTTAGCATTTATATTTGCCATAATAGTTTCCTAGTTAAGTTATAAATTTGAAAATAGCTTATTTGCTATTTCCACCAAAAGTAACCTTTGATGACATTCTACTAGAGATTGGCATCGCTGGGTTCTCTTCACGCATTAGGTCGTTTTCCACAGCAGTCATTTGATTTTGGGTTTGTTGTTCAAAGTAATCGTTCCTTTGATCTGCGATGTCTGTATCTATTTTGCACAGTATCAACCCACCCACTCCTATAACTCCAGCGTGTCGACCATCATCGACTGTAGGCAAATCATGAAATCCAGGTAACTCTGCTGGTTTAACTGGGACGAATCCTTCACGAAATCTTTTTGAGACATTCGTTTTGTCATCTTGGCCTAGGACAGACTCCCTGATCCAACGATAAGTGATACCTTGTGACTCAGCTAATTCGACAGCTTCGTCAGGTAACTCTAAAGCTGAAGGCATTTTCCAAACTTTTGGTCTATTTTCCTTCTCTCTAGTTTCAGAATTCCTAAGAGTTCTGTTGTTTTCTTCAGTTTTGTTATCTATTTCTTTGCTCATGATTTTTGTAACCTCGCTTTTTGTATTGCGTAATCTTTAAATGACACCCCAAGCTTCTTAGCTAGTTGCTGTTCGCTCGGTGTCAATTCGATACGATTTTGTTTGCGTCCAGTCGATGTGTTGCGTGTTGCTGAAGCGACCGTTTGGACGGGTTTTTTGTCTGCTTCCACGTTAAATCTTTGAGGCAACTCTTGTCGCACTCTCTTATCTATCTCACTATAGTACTGATCACTCTCAGTGTCAAAGCCTTCATTCTCCAGTTGTTTATGAACTGCAAAGGCAACACTGGTTGCGACCTGGTCTTTTCCAAACCAAGTATTCTTATTTGCCCAAGTACGAGCTCTATCTGAGGGCTCGTTGTATTCTTCTTGAACGGGTTGAGATTGTTGATAAACTTGTTGCTGTTGGACTTGATCTACATAGGCTTGCTCTTGAGCTTCGTATTGTTTCTGTTGAGAAATATACTGCTCATGTCTAGCCTTGTCAGTAGTAGCCATGCTTAAAGCTTCGGTTGCTGTTGCCACACCTTCAGAGTCTCCAGCTTCAGTTGCCTGCTTTAATGCTTGCTTGGATAAACTAAGTTGAGATTCAACTCTATTTCCAAACTCATCACCGTAGCTAGATTGAAAGCTTTTCTGAGATTGTCTTAGCTTTTGATTCTGATCTTTAAGATCATTAGCATATTGGATAGCCATGAGTTCTCTTCTTTGAAACTCCTTGGCTTGTGCTACAGCTTTATTAATTCTGTTTTGTGCAAGAGTAGCTCTCTTTTCTACCTCTGATTGATCCTTTGCTTTCTCTTCCACTCTAGGTGAAACTGCAAAGTCTTCTTTAACTTCATCTTTAGATACAGCTGATACATCTTGATCAACATTAATTTCAACAGGATTGTCTTGTACCACTTCCTCTACTCTTCTGTTCTGTGGAAGTGCGGCCTTCTCTATTTTCTCATCTGTAATCTCTGAAATCTCTACTTCTAAATTTTCAGACTCTTCTATATTCTGTGCTTCTTCATTCATTCTTTACTCCTATAAAGATTTAATATCATCTGGATCAAGGATCTTAGCGATCACCTCATCATCATTAATAATGCGAACCTCGTTATCGTCTTCTAATCTAAAACGAGTTCCTGCATATCTACCGATTAAAATCCAGTCACCCTTTTGGCACCATGGATCATCACCATACTTATTATCTTTATAGGCTAAATTACCTACTTTTAAAACATAACAGATCACCGTTGATAGAGCTTCTCTATCTACAGTTTCTTTTACTAGCTGTATACCACCATCTGACATACCTTTCCCTTTATATGGTAATACAAGTATTCTCCATCCAGCAGGATCTGGCATTCTTTCAAGTAGTGATTTGTCTAGTAGTTTTGGGTCGAGTACCCTTTGATCTGAACTTATGAAGGCGTTGTCTAACTCTGAAGAATCTTCAGACTTTTTCTTTGCAACTTCTTCCTTATGCTTTTCAAATTTTGTTTTTTCTGCGACTTTGTCATTCATCGTTGTCATCCATTTGCAGCGTTTCTCTTAAATCTTGTTGTAGGGAACGAATCGCTGATAACTCTCCCATAAGATATTTGTAATCTTCCATTGATTTTATATTGCCACTAGCAATAATGTCAACAGTATTTCTCTCTCTATCTCGCAAAGTTTTAAATAAATACTCTGCTAGTCTTATTCCGTCCAATTAGCTCTCTCCTAATTTTTAGTTTTTTTTAACGCATTCCTCTAATATTTCTCATTCCAAAACTTCCACTCATAGGCCTAGGCGTTGCTATTGGAGCAGGCATAGGCATAGGTGATGGGGATAATTTAGGCAAGAATGGAACTGGGTTTTCATTAGGCATACGAGAAATTATTGGATCTTCCCTTTCATCTATTCTTTCAAATGATGGAGGCATTGGTATATCTCTTATAGATC